CTTCGACCAACTTCTACAACGCAATCTTGCAGGCACAGGCCAAGATTCACTCGGTGCGGTTCCTTTCGCCCGACACGATTCTCATGCACCCGTCGCGTTGGTCTTGGGTTGTGGCACAGTCGGATTCGGCTGGTCGCCCCCTCGTGCTCCCCACCACGGCAAGCGCATACAACGCCTACTCGGAGGATGCCACCGTGCAGCCCCAGGGTCGCGTCGGAACCCTTGCTGGCATGGACGTTTTCGTTGATCCCCAGATCCCGGTCAACGTCAACTCTGGCGACGTGGTTTACGTCTACCTTCGCCAGGACATCAAGCTCTGGGAAAGCGCACCTCGCGCAGAGGCTTTCGACGCCACGTATGCAGACCAGGCCGGTGTCCTGTTCCGTATGCTCGGCTACGCTGCCATGATCCCCGATCGCTACGGCAGCTCGATTGTCCAGATCCGCAACGTCGGTACACCGGCAGCGGGTAAGGGTCTCGACGGCTTCGCATTCTGAGCCTGACTCACCCGGCAGTGGCCCTGTCTCCAATACACTTGGGGCAGGGCCGCTCTCATGCTGCGGGTCGGAAGATGAGCCGGGAGTTAGTCTTTCGGCCCGCACTCAATTCGCAAGGGACAGAACATGACACAGCTGGTAACGCTCCCACAGGTGAAGGCACATCTCGGAATGCCTGCCGGTGACACGACCCATGACACCGAGCTACAGGCATTCATCGACGCGGCAACCCCGATCGTCGAATACATCACCGGCCCAGTGAATCCCGTGACCACGACCGAGACTCTGGCCGTCGCCGGTTGCAGCTTTGTCGTTCTGTCCAAGGTGCCGGTCATCTCCGTGACGAGCGCGATCGAATATCTTGTCACGCAACCGTTCACACTGACGGCGCAACCTCCCGGCTCGACGACGAGCAACTACGGCTACTCGATCGACCGACCAGAGTCCGGCCTGATTACCCGTCGCGGAATCACTGGAATGCCAATGAATTTCCTGGGATCGACGTTGGTCATCACGTACACGTCCGGCCTGGCTTCGGTACCTGCCGACATCAAGCTAGCTGCGCTGGAAGACATTCGAGGTCTCTGGCAGCAAACGCAACAGGGTATCCGTCCGAACTTCCGCTCGATGGAAGAAGATTCGTGGATGCCCCAAGACATGCGTATGTTCCCGCGTATGGCGGCGATCCTGGAAGGCCGTAAGCGGACGCAGGCGCTGGCATGACCATTCCGGTATCGACAGTCCCGAAAGTCAAAGCTCTGCTAGCTCAGGGCATTACGGACGCGGCAACGGTGGACCCCGGTCACCAACTGCTGGTGTGCTTCGATGACCCAGCGCTCTACCAGCCCGACGACATCGTAATGATCGGCAAGGTGAAGAATCGAAACACGGTGCCCTGGCAGATGGTTGGCGACGGCGGCGCTGGCTGGCTACGTGAGGATTACCGGATCGAAGTCGAGGTCTCGGTCTTCCGTGGCGGCGAGGATGCTATCGCGCCCTATAATCGAGCCTGGGAACTGGCAAGCATCGTCGAATACGTTGTGCGGAAAGATCCTTCGCTCGGCGGTCTGGTAATCCAGGCGAATCCTGCCGACTCGCAAGATGAGTCGTCTTGGGACGAAACACACAAGGGACGAATCGTGACGGTGACGATCACCATCGCGGTCTGCGCCGCTCTGTAAAGGAAAGTGCGACAATGAAACTGCGCTATGTGGGAGACAACGACCGGGTGTACCCGGCACTGAGTCTCGAAGTCAACTACGGCGATGTCGTTGAGCTGGAAGAGAATCCAGACGAACTTCGCTTCGAGGCTTACGATCCCAGTAAGTCAAAGCAAAAGCCTGCCGATGCGAATGCCAACGGCAATGACGAGGAAGTGAGCCAGTAATGGCAATCGCACGGTTTCGCAGTTTCATCGGTATCGCCAAAGAGACGGTCCCCGGAACTCCCGTAGCATCAACGGATTTCATTCCGATCACTGCTGACCCGAAGTCTTCGGACAAGCTCACCCTGATCGACGACAAGTCCTGGCGTGGCAGCTCGGTCGACACTTACGAGAAGGTAGCGGCTCAGAAGACCGGCAGCATGTCTCTCGACGGAAACGTCAACTGCGCCACCATCGGTTACCAGTTGCAGTCCGTCTTGCCCGACCTCGCGACCACTGGCGCTTCTGCGCCGTACACGCACACGTTCGCTGCCAAGAACACTGGCGACGGGCAGCCGAAGATTTACACGCTGTGTGACTTCGACGGCGACGTAACGCGCGCTTTCTGTGCGGCACAAGAGGAATCGCTGTCGCTCAAGTTCGCGGCCAACGGTCTGCTGACCTATCAGAGCAAGTGGGACTCGTGGGGTTCCCAGTCGATCACGACTCCGACTCCGAGCTACAGCGCCACTCCTCCGGTCGCTGCGTACACGGGCGTCGTAAAGGTCGGCGGCACTCCGGTTCTCAATGTCATCGACTCGCAGATCGACATCAAGCGCAAGGTCGAATTCATCGAGACGGTGAACGGTTCCCAGAATCCTTACGGATTGTTCTCTGGCGCAATCAATGTCACCGGCAAGTTCACGGCAGTGCTTCTCGCATCCGACCCGATGCTGGCGGCATACCTGGCCAACACTGCGCAGGTGCTCGACTTCAAGTTCACCCAGGGCACGGCGTCCATCGAATTGCAGATGTCGAAGGTCGTCTACGACAAGGCCGATGTCACTCGTGGCAAAGACTTTGTGGAGCTGAGTGTTTCGTTCGAGGCCGTCGGTAACGTCACCGATGTCGGTGCCACTGCTGGCTATTCGCCGGTGAAGGTGACGCTCGTCAACGCCGTCGCGGCTGGCACATACGCCTGAGCCAGGGGCCAGGTTGCATATGAGGCTTGCCGGTTCACTCATCGAATCACGAACCGGCACTTCCCTTTCCAAACTCCCGTAGTGAAAGCTGGACACCATGTTGAAAGTTACTGTTGGCGAAGACGGCTGGGCAATGATCCGCGATCCGCGCAAGCTCACCGAGCGTCTGTCGGCCCGCATCGAAGACGCACAGTTCGAGCTGATGTCGGTTCCCGCTGTCGCACAGCTCATCTCGGACCAGGGCGCAGAGGCAGCCGAGGACATCCAGTCCAAGAGCGCTGCCGAACAGATGAGTCTCATCGGCGCTCAGGGCTTCCGGCTCATGCGCAACGTCAAGTACGCGACAATCCTTGCGTACGTTGAGAGTTGGTCGTTCGGTGACGTGACCGAGGACGTGCTTCTCGACCTCACGGCGACCGAAGTCAACGAGCTGTCGGAAGAAATCGGCAAGGTCATCAAAGCCGTCGGCGGTCCGAAGCTCGACACGTCCGTCGACCCGACACCCGGTTCCCCTACCTAGCCCTCAAGTTGTTCCGTAGCGCGCTAGAGGGCGGTTCGGATGAGTCTGCAATGCCTGGCTGGTTGCATCGAGCGGCCAGGCGTCGCAGGCTTTTACAGTTGGGGCTATCGCTGACCGAGCAAATGGCTACTCCGACATACGAACTCGATGCGATACTTGCTGTAGACACGGTGGTCCACGAGTGGGAAGCCGACGAGCAAGAGCGAGCATCGAAGGGGTAATCCAGTGGGCGGCTTCGCATTTGGTGCATTCGTCAACATGGCGGCATGGGATGCTGCGAAGGCCGACTGGGAACGAAACGTCGACCGCGCCTCGATGTACGCGATACGCGAGGCCGGTCGACAGATCAATCGAATGGCGAAAGGCATTGTGCCCGTTAAGTCCGGCACTCTGCGGAAGTCCATCACAAACTCGAAGCGTCTCCGCAAGACCGGCGACCACGAGTTTTCCATAACCGCTGGGCCACACGGGCATCCGGCGTTTCTGTATTCCGGTTTCATCGAAGGCCGTAAGCCCTACATGGAACCGGCCCGCTCCGCGATCGCTGGCGATATGGCGTCGATCTACGAGGGCGCTTGCCAGAAGGTGCTGGCTAAGTACGCGTAATCTCATTCAGAGACAACATCTTTCGGAATGAGGTAGTGCCGTGGGCATCCCGGTAATGGTCGAACTCAACGCAGCCGCTGGCGGATTCTTCTCCGTCATGTCCGCTGCGGCTACCTCGATGATGACGTTGAGCCGAAGCGGTGAGATGACTGCTGCCGGAATGGCCGGTGTCGGTAAGGCTTTGGGCATCGGCATCGCTGGCGCAGCGGCAATCGTTTCGGTGAAGTCGATCGAAATGGCTGCCGACTTCGAGACCGCGATGACCAAGCTACAGACGGACGCTGGCGAGACCGCGCAACAGCTCCCTGGCTTGGCCGACGGATTCAAGACTCTCGCAACGCAAGTCGGTTACACCGCAACGGAACTCGCGACTGCCGACTGGCACGTTGCATCGTCTGGTTTCCACGACGTGGCCGACAACCTCAAAGTCATGACTGCTGCGGCAGAAGGCGCGCGCGTCGGTGGATCTGACCTCGAAGAGACCACACAGGCACTGTCGCGCGTCATGGTCGCATTCCACCTGCCAGCCGACCAAGCTACCGGCGCGATGAACGCGCTCATCGAATCCACTTCGCGCGGTGACGCCCGACTCGAAGACATGACCCAGGCAATGACAAACGTCCTGCCTGCCGCCAGCGCTGCCGGTGTCGGACTCGATCAAGTGCTCGGCGCTATGTCGACGATGACCGCACAGGGTGAGGATGCAGCCAGCGCCGGAACCCACTTGCGCGCAACGCTTCTCAATCTGTCTGGTGGCACCACCGAAGCCTCGAAGGCTATGGCCGACTACGGAATCCAGGCCGACCAGGTTAAGGCGACTTTGCAGGGTGGTGGCGGCATCACTGGCGCATTCGACATGCTGACTCAGAAGATCGGTGAAGGCACACAGGGCTTTTCGGGATACCTCGACCAGCTCCGCGCTGCGGGCGACGATACCGACAAGTTCGACTCGATCCTGGCGTCGATGCCTGCCGGTATGGAATCGCCAATTGGCGCTCTCGAGAAGATGGTTGGCGGCGTCCGATCCTTCCAGGCTGTGCTCGAACTGACCGGCGCTAACGCTGGCGAATTCAAAGACAACGTGAACGCTATCGGTGAGTCGATGGGTAACGCTGGCGACAAGGTGCAATCGTTCGGTGAGTGGGCGGCTACCACCAACGGAAAAATGGCTCAGTTCAAGGGATCTATGTCGGATCTGGGCATCACGCTCGGTGAGGATCTGCTGCCTGCCTTCACCAAGTTCCTCGACGGGGCCAACAAGGTTGCGCAGTTCATGGCCGACCACCCTGCCGTCGCAGACGCTTTGGCGTTCTCGATCGGTACGGTTCTGGTCATCGCGCTCGGCGCTGCCACTGTCGCGGCGTGGAACTTCACTGTTGCCATGCTGGGCACCGGCATCCCGGAACTCATTGCGCTCATTGCCCTTCTGGCGTTCGGCATCTACGAACTGACCCAGCACTGGCAGGGATTCAACAACGTCCTCGACGCGATGAACACCGAGCCGATGCAGCACGCATCCGAAAACACAAGGCACGCAATCTCGGACATCTTCGACGCGATGAACAAAGAGCCGATGCAGCACGCGTCGGACAACTTCCGTCATGCGATGAAAGACATCTACGACGCGATGAACACCGAGCCGATGCAGCACGCGTCGGACAACTTCCGTCACGCGATGTCAAACGTGGTGGATGCCATGAAGACTGAGCCGATGCAGCACGCCAGCCAGAACGTGCGTCATGCGTTCGGTGATGTCGTCAACGCGATGAACACCGAGCCGATGCAGCACGCGTCGGAGAATGTGCGCCACGCTTTCGGCAACGTCGTCAACGCGATGAACACCGAGCCGATGCAGCACGCATCCGAAAACGTCCGGCACGCAATGGGTAACGTGGCCAACGCGATTTCGACCGGCCTCGACACCGCTGCGGGATTCGTCAAACAGCGCATGTCTGAGATGGGACAACACATTTCGGACGGCTGGAACCGGGTATCGGAGATTACGTCGAGTGCGTGGAACGGCATCACGAGCTGGCTCTCGAGCACTTGGTCGACGATCGTCTCGACGGCGCGCCAGTACTGGAACGACATTGTTTCCGCTGTGGGAGAAGCGATGTCGCAAGCCTGGCAGAAGGTGCTCGAAGTCGGTGCCCAGATCGGTGACGCGTTCCGCAACATCTGGAACACGTG